GTTTCCCAGTCACGATCCGATTGGGGTTGGGTCCCATACTGTGGAGAGTAAAGATATAGCCCTCCCACACTCTCCACCGAAAACCCACCATTTACCCTACGGAGAATTAGGGCGTAAGCTATTTTGCGGGAGTCCGTTATATTTTTCGGGCCAGAGTAATCCCAATAAGCTATATCTCTATGAGACTTCTCTCTCTCTCATCTTTCATGTAGGTGAGTAAAGTAAGTAAAAGGATAGGGTATTCTCCATAACGTGGTCTCATTCTCCTGCTAGGGGAGATACCGCCGAGGGAAGTCTCGTGATAGTATAGCTTATGCCAAACGATCTGATTTCCATTCGACCGAAAGCTAAATTACGGCTGAGAGAATTCTGCAGCAGCCTTTCCGAGCGCCTTGGGCGGGAGGTTGGCCTGGGTGCCGGGGTTGAAATGTTGCTGAACGCCCTGGAATATTCGCAAGCTGAGGGAAGGCCGGCAGGGGCGGCTCAGTTTGAGAGGTGGAAGGCAGAGATCCCGGGTCGAGGGCGACCGTCCCGCATCGCCTCCGATCGCCTCACGTACGCATCTGAGCTGTACGATCGATACGCGTCCTACGTGGACTTCATCGTGAAGTCAGGTGGTTCACCACCTGACCCCGAGGTCTACTTCAATGCGGAGGACCTGAAGATCTACAAGGACTTCGTCAACGACACGCCTCCCGGAGCCCATCCGGAGGCGGTCCCGGGCGCGGTCAAGCCTCGGAAGTTCCGAAGGGCGAAACAGCGACTCCCGAAGCGAACAAAAGGGTGGTGGCTTGAAGATAGGAAGAAGTGATGGCATCATCTCGGTAGATGACTGAGATCGAGACACCCACCGACGACCCCACCCCGCCTTCGTCCCCTTCAGGGACTCAAGCCACCCGCGCCCGTAAACGCCGTTCAAGGAAGGAGAAGGATCCGCATCAACCGGCGCGAGTGCCCAATCGCGGCACCCGCCATCGCGTGATGGGGAAGGGTGAAGGCGACTTCTGTCTCTACTCCATCGCCCCTGAAAACTCGGACCTACCGACTGGGTCCCTAGTCCCGATTCCGGAGGTCCCCCGCTTCGAATCACATGCGAAAGCTCTGACGTGGGTACGGCAAAAGTCAGGTGACAAGCTAGCTGGTAAGCAGGTGATCCTGTTCCGTGCGGTAGAGATCTTCAGGGTTCAGACGATCACGGAGACGAAAGTGCAACTCGAACGAAAGCCGAAGCAGGTTGTGAACGAGCCGGCCAACGTGGATGGTGAGTAGCTCACCCTGGTGACTCATGCCACGAATGAAGCCATCACCGGCCTTGGCCAAGGACGATGCGAAGCAGCGCATCGAAGCTGCGGCTGAGGCAGCGGGCCTGACCCCAGCCGAACTCGGATCACTCCTTGTTGACGCTGGCGTCACCGCACTCCCACCCTCCGATGGCATCATCGAAAAGTACACGTTGGACGACCTTGGGGTTCGACTTTGGTCGGAGGCTGTTGCGAGGCCAAAGTCGAAGCGCGCTGAGTGGTACAAGAAGCTTCACCGGAAGCAGCAACAGGCCCTCGTGTCGATCCTCCGTGAGCGTGGCTATGCGACGAACGTGATCGCTCAGGAGTTCGACATCTCACCGCTTAGCGTTGCTCGCATCTACGCCAAATTCGCGGATAGCTTGGGCGACCAGGTTGTCGGTCTTCGTCTCAACACTCTCGCAGGCCAGATGATGCTGGCCAAGGAACGCGCGCAGCAGCTCTCCCTGAAGAAGAACGATGCTCGCACCTTCTGGAACATCGAGAAGGACTACGTCAAGAAGCTCCAGGACCTCGGTATCGTCGATCGTGCAATCCACCGCGTGGAGCACACGCTGAAGTTCGATGACGAGAAGAAGGCCGATATCGAGGCGGTGCTTGCTCTCCAGGAGAAGCAGCGCAAGCGCAAGGAAGAGATCAAGAAGCTAGAGGTCGAGGTGCATGACGCCAAACCCGACGACCTGGAACATGTCGATGACTGACAACAGCCAATCCCCCCTTCCTCCGAACGCTCAGATCACCGCTGATGAGCTACGCTTGATCCAAGAGCACCGCGCACGCCAGGCTGCAACGCAACCTCAGTCTCCGGTGGTGATGCACAACCCTCAGATCCAATTTACGTTGTCGGCTGAGGATCTGGCAAGGGTGGTTGATGGGGTCGTGTTTCAGGTTGCACACTTATTGGAGAGTCACCTCGATGCTATCATGACAGCGTTCAACAAGGTTGCCATCAAAACGACTGGGCAGCCGTTGGACAAATGATCGTCGCCGCCCCATTCCTTGGTGAGTTTGGTTGGGAGATCGCGATGTGGGTGCCGTGGCTTCGGTGGATGCGGCACAACCACTACCAGTCCCAGGACTTCATCTCACTGTGTCGGAAGGGGCACGAGCACCTCTATGAGGACTTCTCTGACTCTGTTCGCCCAGCTAAACACTCGTTTCAGATCCGAACGGTGGATTGCCAGAATGCTTTCGCGAACAACCATGGCAAGTTGAGTGCTGATGACTACTACAAGATCGCGCACAACACGCTCCGCGCGTCGTTCAAGCCTGTCAAGAAGGACACAATCACTCCGCATCAGTTGCAATACCAGTGGCCGCAGGGTCAGCCACCGAAGGTCATGCGTGCTCAGCATCGTCCGTATGGCAAGCCATACGGGGATCCTTACTTTCCGAAAGAAGACTGGATCTGTATCCACGCCAGGAACTGCAAGAACAAGCAACCTGAAAGAAACTGGCCGCTTTACAAGTGGGAGAAGCTGATCTCGAAGATGAATTGCAAGCGCGTGATAGCGATTGGTTCCCCAAACCAATCGCTGGCTCCGAAAGGAACGGATGACCTCCGTGGGATGACGATCGAGCAGGTCGTGTCCGAAATTTCGAAATGCCGCCTCGGTCTCGGACCTTCCAGTGGCCCTCTACATCTGATGAACTACTGCGAAGTGCCGGTCCGTTGGTGGTCTGCGAACAAGAAGGACACGTTTCGGTACGACGCACACTGGAATCCGTTCGAGTTGGATAACCGTCAGGTGGCTCCCTACTGGGACCCGAGAGTGGACGAGGTAGTGAAATGCCTGCCAGGCACGTGATCAACTTCGGTGGCCGTCGCTTCGAGAACGACTATGTGTTCCCCGCGGAGATCGCGGCGTTGCGTGCGCGGAAGACGGGGAAATTCCAGGAGGAGGTGATTCTGCAATGGATTCGCGGTCAGAAGCTGAAGGGTACCTACATCGATGTTGGCGCGCACATCGGCAACCACTCCCTCTTCTTCGCTGCGTTCTGCCCGAGCACCAAGGTGCTATCGATTGAGGGGCACCCCCGAATCCGAGAGCTTCTCAAGGGGAACCTGAAACGCAACCTCAAGAAGGACGAGATCGAAAAGGTCGCGATCGCTGAGGCGGCGGCGTGGTTCGAGAGCAATGCTAGGGTCCGATTCGCACCGATCCCCCGCAACAACGCTGGACACACTCACGTGGTGAACAGCGGTGGTCGTCAAGGAGAGAAAGGTGAGGCTGAGTCCCTTACCGTTGCTCTGGACGATATCACCACGAAGAACGTGGTGTTGTTGAAGATCGATGTGGAGGATGTCGAGAAGCAGGTGGTGCAGGGTGCCCTGAAGACGATTGAGCGTGATAGGCCAGTGATTGTGATCGAACGCCACAGCAAGGCGCAGCTGGATGAGACACTCAAGCAGTTGAAGCCGTTCAACTACAAGGTCGCCATGGAGTGGCGAGGAGTGCACACCTTCGCACTGAGGTCGACATGAGCATTGATCAGTGGTTAGGCATGAAGCAAGATCGTAAGGAGTCGATATTGATTGGAACGTTGATAGGTGGGGTGCTCGTCCTACTGATTGGGCTCTGGATATTTGCCTCCTATCAAGAAGCGCAGACGTTCCGGAAAATTACGGGCCGGGATGATGTGACGACCTGGGATGCAATGTTTTCTCAGCTGAGAATCGATGGTCGATGAGCACGTTCCTGGTAGTCAACCTCGGACGCTCCGGAAGCAAGTGGCTTGCCCGCGAGTTGAATCGTGCGCCGATGTGGCAAGTGCAGCACGAGTCTTTTCGGATCGAGAATGGTCCGATCATCGGCAACTACGGAGAGGTGAATGGATTCCTTCGAAACAGGGCTGACCATATTGATGGCGTGGATCGTCTTGGGGTCATTGTTCGTGATCCGGTCGCCATCATGCGGTCGTCGTACTACCGGGCGAGGCATCGATGGGATGAGTTGCTCAAAAGACTGAGCAGTGATCTCAAACACCTCGATCGTCTGCTCCGTCTTCCGAATGTGACGAAGATCGAGTTCAGTCGAATGACGGAGAGCAAGGACTACCTTGGTTGTGCGTCTCGCGCTCTCGGCATCGACAATCTCGATCTCGACACCGTCGACATGACTCCTTGCAACTCGTCCCCTCCGGGGGAACTGACCCGTGAGCAGTACTACCAAGTGGCGAAGGAGGCGTCCTGGTTTTGGGAGAAATGGCTCTAACGATCGTGATGGCTGTCTATGGTCAGCCGAGGATGCTGGAGTTCCAGGTCAAGTCCTTCTACGAGCATGCCAAGGAGGTGCGAGACCAGGTAAGGGTCATTGTTGTCGATGACCATGGTGATCCCCCGGTTCCGAAGATGATCAACTGGGAGGTCTACCGGATTGACGACGACATCGAGTGGAACCAGATGGGTGCTCGCAACCTCGGCATGGATCGGGCCTCTGGGTGGTGTGTGATGATCGATCCGGACATGGTCTTCGACGAGCCTAACCTCCGGAAGCTGATCAAGGAGGCAAAGCGGAATCGCCGTGGCCTAGTGACCAAGTACTGCTTGCGCCACGCGGATGGGGGTCGAGAGGGAGAGATCAACCCCACGTCCCCGAACACCTACCTCATCCATCGGGACGACTTCTTCGCTGCAGGTGGTTACGACGAAGAGTATCGGGGAAAGAAGGGCTGGAGCGACGTTCAGATGCTGGATGTCCTCAAAGCCCACTATCCGGTCAAGTTGCGAAAGGACATCTGGGCTGACTTCTATGGGACTGCCACGATTGAGGATGCTGCTGTAATGTCTCTCGATCGGTCAGTGGCTCACAACAAGAGATTGAGGATCAACAAGCAGCAGCAAGCCAAGCGCAAAGGATGGAAGTGGTGGGTGAAGAACGAGAAGGGACCGAACCTTCGGTTCAAGTGGCATCAGGTGATCTAGGCGAGACTGCGGCTCTCGACCAGATTTCGCCTGAGCACCTGCGCGAATACCGACTCCAGCAGGAGCGGGAGTGGTACACCTCCATCGAAGGCTTTCTTGACTTCGTCCGTGATTGCGGAGCTGCACCCGATGCCCAGGAGGAGCCGCATGGTCGTGGTGCGCACGAGATTTTGAACTGGAACAGTCGACCCGATCCGGAGGCAGACGGTCGGGTGATCTACACCTACAAGATGCAATTGTGGCCGCGCGGTTCATTCAAGAGCGCGGTGTTCGATGTGGGGTTGGTGTGTTGGGAGATCGCTCGCAACCCAAACATCCGTATTTGCGTGTGCTCAGAGACTGGCAAGCAGGCGCGCAAGTTCGTTGCGCAGGCGATGCAGATCATCGACTCGCAATGGTTCCGCGAACGGTTCGGTGTGCATCGCGGCAAGGAGTGGAAAGAGGGATCCGGATCCTTCGTTAGCGCACTTCGCACGACCAAGCACAAGAAGGAGTCGACGCTGCAGTCGGCTGGTGCGGGTGAGGTGTGGACTGGGTCCCACTGGGACCTAGTGGTGATGGACGACGTGGTTTCGCAAGAGAACACCCGAACTCCGGAGGCCATCGAGAACATGGCCTTTTGGTTTGGCGAAATCCTTGCACAGCTAGACCCTGGTTGCCGGTTGCTGATGATCGGCACACTCCATCACTTTGCTGATCTCTACTGCCGGATTCGCAAGGATCCGGAGATGAAGAAGATGTTCGAGTTCAGCATCCATGCGTGGAAGAACCCGGATGGCTCTCTCTTCTTTCCCGGACGCATCACCAGTGCGTTCATCGATCAGCAGAAGGTGCTCATGCCACCGCGGCTGTTCGCTTGTTTCTACCTCAATCAGCCTACGACCGAGGATGATCAGATCTTCAAGCGTGAGTATTTCCGCGTGATTGAGGACAGCGATATCCCGACCAGTGTTTGGACCTACATCTTCACTGACTTTGCGTTCATCGCGGAGGAGCGTCGCAAGGGGAGGGCAGATCGGACAGCGCTATGGGTCGTATCGTTGGATTGCAATCGAACAGCTTACGTACAGGACTTCTACGTAGGGCGATGGAAGCCCTCGGATTCGGTTCAGATCGTTTGCGATCTGTGGAACGCGCATCAGCGTCTCAACCTCAAGGGTGTGGTGATCGAGGACACCACGCACAAGGAGCTATTGACGTCGTTGTTCGAGGAAGTTCGCAGGCGAACGTTTGTGCGACCGAAGATCATCACGATCCCGGGTCGAACGCAAGAGGTGAAGGATACGCGTATCGAGGGTGTCGAGCCTCGCTTCCGTGCTGGCAACATCTACTTCTCCAGGCGCGTGCGTGAGAACCGTCGCAAGTGGGGGCCGCTGATCGCGGAAATGACGGAGTGGCCCTACTCCAAGCACGACGACATTCCGGATGCCATCAGCGATATCGATAAGCGGGACAAGGACGATAGCTACTACCTCTGCCCAGCCCCTCCGCCAGGCTGGCGTTCGGCCGGTGCGGTGATCAGCAAGCCGAACATGATCGATGGGATGTACAACCCTGATCGCGGTTATCCCGCGCGAGAGTTCACGAAAGCAAATCAGCACTCTGTTGGGAGTGGAGACCTATGGCAAAACGCCGAAACAGGATCATCCGCAAACCAGGACATCTTCCGGAGGCGGATGAATCCGCTGAGGCAGTTAGGGGAATCCTAGAGGCCAAGTATGGTGAGACGGACTGGGTTCACCAGGTGGTGGAGTCTGTGCGTGGAGCAGTGAATCTAGGCGTTACGCAACTCTCCACTAGCACTGTGCACAGCAATGAACTGCCGTTGACCGGTGCGGATCAGTATAGGTTTGAACCTCGAACGAACTTGGAACAGGTCAAGCAGGCACCTGCAGGGAATCCAACTCGTGAGGAGGTTGCGAAGGTGAGGAAGAAAGACGATGAGCCTTCAGCTGTCGAACGAGAGCACGATGATTCCGTGTCATGGGTGCTCTGATGACATCATTGTCCCTGCGGGACCTGTGCGCGCAGCAGTGCGCGCGAATCGGAGCTACATCGCGTTCTGCTCTGCGCGGTGCCAGCGCAAGTTCATAGCGATCGAGGGCGGCAAGCAACAAGATGAAGCACTGCATGCTAGACGTGATCATTCCGATTCCGACGCACCTGTTGGAGGCAGCTGAAGACTGCATTCAGGATGTAGCGGAGCAAACGGACATTCCGACGAGGCTTGTCGTTGTGTTTGACGGGTGTACGAAGAGCGATGCGTCGAGGATTGATGGCTTGCTACGGGCGCTCCCGAACGAGTTTTCTGTGATCAGGAACCATCAGCCTCAGTACCTGAATGGTTGCATATCCGCATCGCTCGACTACCTCCTGTCACCACTGGTCGCCCTGATCCCTCCGGAGGTTCGGCTCGATGACGAGGGGTGGTTTGGCAAGATGTGGAAGGTGTTCCAGCGAGATCCGCAAACCTACGTTGTCGATGCGGCGCCGAATACGCAGTCAACATCGGCAAACCCGGTGCGTAGAAACAGGCACCGACTGCCAGAGGACATTCGGTTTGCCATGTTGAAGCGGGAGGCACTCACCAGGCTTGGGGTTCCCATCAAGGATGGGGAGCCAGTTCATTTTTGGAGCAAGCGATCGCTAGAGGACGGTGGGACGAGTTGGCATGCCCCTGCGGTTCGGTACAGCGTTTTGGATGTTGAAAGGCAGGAAACTTGGCGCGCGAGATCACCAAAACGAAAGGCGCAGTTCGAGTCGCCATTGCCGACGACTCAGGCCTCATCTACTCCGACGACTACCGAGGAGGATGGGTCAATGGGTTTCACGGTATAGGTTGCGAGGTCAAAGTCTTCGACATCCGAGTTCTCCGGAAGGCGAACATCGGTGCAAGAAGTCCGTATCGATCGACTGCCCCGAGGGGGATTGGCAAGGATCTCGCCCGTAACATCCTGCAGTTCAAGCCGGACTTGGTTTGGGCCCATCATGGTCGTGCCGCATCGAACCAGGATTTCCTAAACTATCTCCACAGGCATGGGGTTCGAACTGCGGTCTATCTGTGCGATGAGCCCTATGAGGTAGGAGAGACGGCGAAGTACTCCCCGTCGTTCAAGTTCGTGTTCACGATGGATCCATGCACGGTGGAAGTGCACAGGCGTAGCCGGGAAAGGAGATCCAATGTGTTCTACCTGCCTCCGGCCGCGGATGTTGCGCACTTCAAGTACCGGCCATACTGGAATACCAAGGGTAAGTTCCTTCGTGGAACACCGGCATTCTTCCTTGGCAATGCAACTCTAATCCCTCGCAAGAGGTGGCTTGCCCCGGTTCAGGATTTGGTCGAGGGTGCTGACATTCGGTTTTTCGGCACGGTGGGAAAGGGTCATCCCAAGTGGGTTGGTATGGAGCAGCATCCGACTCTGTATGGCGGTTGCACTGTTGGCTTGAACGTGCACAGGGACCCTGCGATCACCAAGGATTGCTTCAAGAAGCGAGTGCTTGGGCGCAGCCGGCACGACCCCTTCCCCAAGGGCTTGGAGCCTTGCCAGCACTTTCCGAAGCACGAGGGGACTGGTTTTTGGAATGACGGCAATCTCCCTGCGACGCACATCAATCCAAGGTTCTTGGAGATGGCATCTTGTGGAACGCTGGTTGTGAGTGACGACACGAGGCCTGAGCTGGCTCGACTGTTCCCGATGGCGCCGCGGGCGTCTGATCCAGGGCACTTCCTTGAGTTGGTGCAGTACTACATAGATTCCCCACGTGAAGCAGAGAGGATTGGTCAGGCATGCTCCTCCCGGATTTTAGAGCGACACAGTTACCAACACAGGGCCGCCGAGGTTCTGATCCGGGTTGGCTTACTGGGATCGGTGAAGGACAGCCTGCCTACCTACTTGGGGGAGCCGGAGGTTTGGTTGAGTCCCCAGGATTGCAGCGAGCTAGGGATCGAATCGTTCTCGGATCCAATTGGACCCTCCGAGCGCTGGTCCCCAGCATATGGACTGTCTTTGACTCAAAAGTCTGGAAGTCCGAAAGATCTCACCTCGATCGATGCCCCGAATCCCTTTGCATCGTAGGAGAGGAGATGCTGTTCGGTGGTGGGCCTTACTCCACGGCCGGCAGCATGCAGGCCCGCATGGTGGGAAAGCGCCGCTGGCCGATCACCAAGGTGCGGGTGAATCGGCCGAAAGGCGGCAAGACGGTGGGTGGTGTGTACCGGAACCATTGGGCTGACCCCTACCTCTCCGAGGGCTTCGATGGGGGGCTTCACCCAGGTGGTAACTCGGTTTGCTACCAGATCCAGATTGCCCATTTGATGGGTTGTGACCCCATCTACCTGCTGGGCTTCACGCTGGCGAATGGGTCGACCTACTTCTTCGGTCGAGAGAACCCTGTCGAGAAACGGCCACCTCTCTACGAGGTGGATCGGGCCATGGTCTGGCTAAAGTGGTATGAGGAGCAGTATCCTGGCCGGGTCAGGCTGATCCCTGGATGGGATGGGCCGATAACCGAAGTGTTTGAGGTGGACAGGGATGGCTGATCGAGGAACACCTGGCAATGGCGCCTTGAGTGGTGGGTCGCCACCGGACCCCCGAGTCGGAACGCAGGGGATGCAGTCTCGGGGGATGGGGTCCTATTCTCGGAAGGCCGGGAAGCCAATCTCTTCTCCCTACACCCTCGTCGAGAACAACTTCGAGGATCAGACCAATCCCGACAAGATGGCGCGGCTCTACGAGGAGTCGGTTGGCTATCCAAACTTGGCGAACAATCAGTTCGTGGTGGAGCAGGCCAAGCGTGCGGTTCTGTCATCGCTGAAGGATGTCTTCAACGTGATGGAGTTCTTGCGCAACAAGTGGTTGATTGAGTATCGGTTGTACCGCGGGGAGACGCTAGATCAGTTTGCGTACGGCCGTGCTCGTATGCACAGTCCCGAGCCATACAAGGTTGTCGAGACTCTGCATCCGAAGATCATGCGTACGTTGTTCGGGTCGGAGCGGTGGTTCCGCTTGTACGGCGAGCATCATGAACACGATGGCAATGCGATCGCGCAAGAGGCTCTGTGTCGCGACCAGTTGCGCAACTGCGCTTTCCTCCAGAAGGCTAGCCGGTTCGTGCGCGATGGCTTGATTTACGGAACTGCAATCCAGAAATGCTACTGGCGACAGGAACACGGGGAGATGCGCTACCGCACTGGTAAGCGCGTTCCGGACGAGGAGTTTCCTGGTCGTAGCAAGGTCGAGCTGACTGAGATCAAGAAGCGGGAGTTGGTGTTCGATGGGAACGATATCGAGAACGTTTCCATCTTCGACTTCCTCACTTCTCCGAATGCCAGTTCGGTGGACGATGCGGAGTGGTGTGCAGACCGAAGCCATTGGCCAGACTGGAAGGTCAAGCAGTTCGGTGAGATGGGCCACTGGATCAATCTTGATCAACTGCGTGATCACGCTGGCTCCAACGACCTTAGCTTTGGCGACGAGTTCAAGGAGCGGAAGAGCTACGCGTACGGTGTGTTTGATCCACGCGAGGCATCACATGCACCGCACATCCCGCACTACCAGGTGGTGGAGTGGTGGGGACCGTTGGTCATTCAGGACAACAACGGCAGCTACGTTACCAAGCAGGTAAACGTGGTGATGGTGGAACCGGACGGGCCACAGATCATCGCGCGCGTGACGGAGAACCCGTTCTGGCACCAGAAGAAGCCATACCAGGCGTGGCGGCCCGTAGACCTCGAAGACGAGTTCTACGGAATTGGCGCTCTAGAGCCGATTGCGCGCCTTTCGCTAGAGAAGGACATGAAGCGGAACTTGCTGATGGCTGCTACGCAGCTTGAGGCAAATCCCATGTGGCTCATCTCTGACGAGGCCAACATTCCAGATGGTCAGCTCCTGCTCCAACCTGGACTAACTCTCCGTGTGCCTGACGTGCAGACTTCGGTGGCTCCTCTGCACGTGCCGCAGGTTAGCGATGCTGCGCTGAAGGCGGAGAACATCCTTACGAAGGATATTCGCGAAACGGCTGGCGCTACCTCCCCCTCCATGGGCGCGTCGGATCCGTTCGGGAAAGGCAAGACGGCAACGCAGCACACGTCAGAGATTGACGAGGCGAACATGCGTCTCGTGCCGATGATTCAGAACTACGAGGAGCACGTGGTGAAGCCGATGCTTCATCAGATGACTTGGAACAACCAGCAGTTCCAGAGCTACAACAAGGTCGTTCGCGAGTTGGGCTCGATGGGGATGCAGTTTCACGATCGGCTAGAGATCAGCCCTGGAGATCTGATCGGTCGATTCGTCGCGCAGCCGCTGGCCAGCCACAAGTTGACCACGAAGCAGACGCAGGTTCAGCAGTTGGTCAACATCCTGGATCGCGCTCCGATCATCAATCAGATGTATGGCCCGCAGGCGGTCAAGATGCCGAAGCTGTTGGCCATGATCCTGGAGCAGGGTTTCGACATTCGGAATGTCGACGAGTTCATCTCCCTTCCTCCGGAGGAGTCGGGCTTGCTTACGGCCATGGAGGAGCATGAGCTTTGGTACCATGGCAACGTTCCGCCTCGGCGACCGGACGACAACGATATGCGCCATGTGGCCAACCATATGGAGGAGATCTCGACGGATCGCTTCAAGATGCTGGAACAGGCTGATCCTGGCACAGCGGCCAAGGCGCGGGCTCACATCGCGGAGCACTACCGGAAGATTGCCCTGCTGCAGGAGATTCAGGAGGGTCAGATGATGCAGCTGGCTCAGGTGGCCGAAATGCAGGGTATGCAGGGTGGAGGTGGCAGCCCCGTGGCCGGGGCTGCCGGCCCAGACCAGGATCCAGGGAGCCCCAAGGTGCGTAACAATGAGACGGAGAGGGGTGAAGGTCGGGAGGTCCAAAGTGCGGCAATGCAGGCCGCCCCTAACGCTGGTGCGCAATGACGGATAGCTTTTGGGACGTCAGGGCTCAGGAGGCCGAGGAGCTTCGCCGCATCACGAATGCGATCGAGGGCAATGAGCGGGCCCTTGGCCTGGCCAATCGGATCATGGCTCTTCGGGAGTCATCCGGGTTCCAGGACATGGTCAAGGCGGTGGAGGATCTGATTGATCACAACGATCAGCAGATGGTGGCCTGCATGGCTTCAGACTCCATGCTTCGGGTTCTTCAGGGCAAATCCCAGGCTCTCCGGGATATCCTGAAGATCTTCGGCAACACCGAAAACACCGTCGCCCACCTTGTCCGGAGGCAGGAAGAGTTGCAAAATGCCTTGGTAGACGCTGAGCGGCGTCGTCCGAAACAGAGACAAGAGGTGGCAGGATGAGCAATTACGAAGGTGCTGGAGGCGCGAAGTCCAAGGGTGGAGACAACGCCAAAGCTCTGAGTCGTCCGATGGGTTATCGGGCAACCATGAATGCGACGAGCAGCAAGACTCGTAGTAGCTACCACGCGTCGTCCGTGAACTATCACTACAAGTCCTGTGGTGAGCACAGCGGTAACGACAACTTGGTTGGCTACGGAAGCGGCAACAGTTCAAGTTAGCAATCTGGGCAGGCCGGCTGAAAGGGTCGCCCACCATTCCTCTGTAACCGGTTCGGGGCGGTGTTGGCACTGAAGGCGTGACGGGAGTCGTGCTCCGTCGAAAACAAGAACAGACATGGCCGAGGAATCACAAAGCCAATTCGACGCGCGAGCAGACAATGCGGCCCTTCAGCTGAGGCAAGCGCTTCAGAAGAAGGGGGCGGATATCGCTGATGCGAATCCAGTTCAGGTAGGACCAGATGGACGGCCGCCGGCGGCCCCTCCTCCGGAGGGATCCTACGCGAGGATGGCGCATGACCAGCTGAGGGCGCAGCAACAGCAGCAAGCTCAGCAGGAGATGGCTCAATCCCAGCCGGCCCCTCAGCCGGTCGAGGCACCACCACCGCAGGTCGAGGCGGAGCAAGTAACTCCGAACGCAGAACGGCGCATTTCGGAACTCATAGATCGACTGCGACAAACGTCCCAAGAACTGCAGCAGGCGCAGGAAGGTGGGAAGCAGAAGGACGAGACAATCGGCCAGATGCAGACACGGCTTCAAGCGCTGGAGGAGCAGCACAATAGGATGATCCAGGAGAACCTGGACAACCTGGATCCAGAGACACGCATGCAAGTCCTGCAGGATGCTCGGATGAATGAGCTACTAGCTCAGGCCGAGCAACGGATTGTGGGAAGGATCATGCCCCATTTGCAGACCTTGGACGAGAAGAACAGGCATGCTGAGTTGGTGGAGCTATCGCAACGCTACCCGGCATTCGATGTTGAGATTCACGGGGCCCTCATCGACACCTTCCGCCAGAGCAATCCGGCGTGTTCGATCGAGCAGGCTTTTCGCGCAGTTGCGAAAGACGACGAGCTTGTAACTCAGAGCCAGGCGAGCGCGGCAGCGGTCCCACCAATTGTCCCACCAGGCAACGGGGTCCAGTCGCAGCCCAGGTATGTGCCACAACAAGAATCGAAGAGCAGCCCAGAAGAAGAGCTTAGGCAGGAGATGGAGCAAGTTGCTCGTCTTCGTAGGTCGCAAGACCCTGCCGAACGCAAGGCTGGCGATAGGTTGATGACACAGCATTTGGCAAATCGATTGAGTCACAAGTTGCCAGGTAGATAGCTGGCGGGGGCCGTCTCACCCCTTTCCCAAACTGAGACAATGACATTCGTTGACAGCTTAGGAGTGCTGAACTCCTTCGATGTCGGAACAGGTAACCGTGAAGACCTGTTGGACATCATCACGAACATTTCCCCGATGGACACTCTGTACCTATCGGGCTTCGAGAAGGTCCCCGCTAGCAACATCTCGCACGAGTGGCTGGTCGACATCCTTGCTTCCTTTGGCGATCCAGATGTTGGCAACACTGACGTTCAGGCGACTGCGGAAGGTAGCGATGCGACCTTCGATGCGTTGGTGCCCCGTAAGCGCCTTTGCAACCTGACCCACATTATCCGTCGGACGTTTGACGTCTCGGATACGCAGCGCGATATCAACACGGCCGGTCTTCGCGACGAGTACGTGTATCAGTTGCGCAAGGCATCGATGGAGCTGGCGCGGTTCATCGAGTTCGCGTTGGTCCACTCGGAGCGCCAGTCGCAGACCGCGCAAGGTAACTCGGGTGGTGTGCTGCCACGCAAGATGGATGGGTTCTACGCTTATGCGGCAGCGTCTGATCCGACTTGCGCCACGACGCTTGGTCTCGGTGCCGATGAGATGGGCACTGTGACCACAGTGTCTGGTTCCTCGCCTGATGACTGCATCGACGAGTGCATCCTGAATGCTCATTTGGAGGACATGTGGGAGAAGGGTGCGATGACCGACACTGTTTGGGCCAACTCGGGCCAAAAGCGGTCGATGTCGAACTTGACCCTGAATCCGAACTCCAACGTTCGGTACAACATCGACACTGCTGATCGCACCGTGATCAACACTGTCGACTTCTATCAAAGCGACTTCGGCACTCAGCGCATTTACCTGCATCGCTATCAGAAGAGCGATCGCATCAGTTTCGCTGAGGTTGATAAGCTTCGGATCGCGGTTCTTCGCCCTGTCTTGTCCGTTGAGCTGGCCAAGGTTGGCTCCTCGACCAAGGGCATGGTGGAATGGGAGGGAACCCTAGAGGTTTTGGCCCCCAACGCAATCGGATACATCACTGATCTTTGCACTGGCGTTGCTGGTTGCCCGTAGGTGATGGCGCGCGTTTGCCCAAAGTGTGACGCGCCGGTGAAGGCGGAGAGGAGCAAGATAAGGCTCTCTCTCCGCTGCACCTCCTGTAGGTGGCGACAAGTCAAGAACGTCATCAAGAAGGGGTTTGGTTGAGGTGGTAGGAAGCGTGGGTGCGGTCGCGCCAAGGTGATTGGTCGGAAATGATCTACAACTTCAAATGCGAGTGCGGGTCCTCTCGGAAGGTTCGTGCATCCATCCATGACGGACCACCGAAGATGGTGATCTGCAATTGCGGGAAGAGGATGCACAGGGACTGGAGGACAGACATTCCGATGATTGACACCTCCATGTGCCGTGACCACAACCATGTGCCGGTTGGCAAGCGTGTGGCTAGGAACGCCAATGGCATGAGCCAGCGGCAGGCTGCCAAGGAGGAAAAGAAGTTCGACGATCACATTCGAGAGCGCCGATCGCTGCTGGCTGACGGTGGCAACAAGGGGTCGTTCCGGCACACGCACTCTGTGCCAGCCGACCTTTACCACGGGAAGATCAAGGAGACTGGCGACAAGGACTACTGGCGCGATTCGACTAACATGCGCAAGCACAAGGATTGCAAGGTGGACTGATGACCTACCGGTTCATAGACAAGTTCGATCGAACTGATGGAGGCATCGGCACTAACTACACGGTGGCATGCGGTGGGGTTCAGATCAGCGACGAGGCGGTCATCCCCATTGACGCGACTCAGATTGTGTCCGGCGTATCACCGATCCTCCCTGACGACGTGACGGCGCAGAAGACGCAGGTCTTCTATACGAACGAAACGATGAATGGTCCGGACTACGTGGTTCGGACGATGTGGTCTCACGACGGTGCCGACGCCTCATCCCTTCCGTCGGGTGTGACGCAGCCACCAAGCTTCTCGTCTTTGGCGAGGATGACCAAGGACCCTGTCCTCTACGATCTTGGCGTTGAGGAGGATCCCAGTTGCTACGACCAGGGCTATGGCGCGCGAGTCACATTTCCGCTTGATGGTTCTGCGCCGATCCTGAAGATCATCAAGTTCATGCCTCTGAAGAGGCTGCCAGGATCAAGCCGACCGTCGTCCACGGAAGTGGACGGAATGGTTGTCTTGGCTCAAGTGACACTTGGACCCGATGATCTAAACCTCGATCCAAACTTCGACGTCAGCAACTACACCGTTGGTGATATCCTGCCTTACAAGGGGTTCTGGCAGGACATGCGTCTGCGCATCCGCAGGCAGGACAACGAGGTCATTCTTGAGGTTTACCTCAACGATCGGAATCTCAATCAGGCGAAGCTGACCCACACGGATAGGCAAGATCCGTTGTGGGGAATCATTGGACTCCCGGGATTCGAATTCCTGAGTGCGACGCTAGCTGCGCAGCCTGCTGGTGTCAGTCCTTTCAGTCTTGCCGGGTTGTCACTCCTGCGGTGTGGCCTGTTTTCGGTCGCAACGTTTAGCGATGTCCGTCGACCGGTGCGGGTCACGCCCGGGAGTTTCTATACGTATCGAGAGGTCGTGAACCGAACGATTCTCCTGGTCGAGAAGAATGGGGATGCGAAGTACACAGCGACCACGGGTGGTCAGACCAAATTCGATACCTACCTTCGCTTTGTGGTGGAGGCAGAGTCTGACATTCTACGCAAGGAAGGCTACTTCGACTGGATCCGCCGAAGCTCGAAGATCTACCTAGCTGATGAGGTTGATATTTACGAGTTGCCAGAGGACCTTGGGGAGATCGAATACGTCAGACCAGGCAACTGGAACAACCCTCCACTGATGGGTATGACGTCGTGGGACTTCCACCAGCGCCTTGGTGGCGTCGATCGCTCCAACGGTCGACCAACGATATACACGACAGCCGAAACAGGGCCGAACAGTCGTAAGCAGATCAGACTGTTTCCGGTGCCGGCTGATGGCTCCATCGCGACGGTTCCATCTGACGAGGAAGATCCTCACATCATCGTCGAGTATTTCGCGAGACAGATCTACCCGGATGAGCCAGACATTCAGATCCCTCTGATCCCACAGGAACATGTTGATGTGCTTACCTATGGGGCAGCGGCTCACGCGATGCTGCTGGATACGGACGATGCTAACGCCCAACGTTTTGCTGGTGTGTATCAGAGCAAGCTTCGAGATTTGCGTCGTGCGAACAATCGTAAGGTGGCAGGCGAGCACACTATTGCTCGTAGCGCAGGTGATGTGATTCGGCCTGACGCGCGTTCTCGCATCCCCCTTCTCCGTTCCACCCAGCTTGAGTCGTTCGTGTTGTTCTAATGACGAAGTGGCAAGAGTTCCCGTTGCGACCTCAGGGCCAACCATGGCCAGGATTGAACACACGTGGAGGCATCCTCGATCCTGGATCAGGTCAGCTGGAGGATGGGTCGATCAATGCGATCATCAACGAAGCTGATCTGCTAGAGAAGCGGAAGGGCCTGATCAGAGGGATCGACGAACGATTCTCTGGGGTGGTGTGCGGTCTGTTCAAGTACACCGACGAGTGCGGGGTCGAGTACATCGTTGTTGCTGACGAGGACAGCATCAAGGTCCGCCAGCCGTTCGACATCCCAGAGTTTCTTGGGTCGGATTCCTTGCCATTCGACGACTTCGAAACCCTGGACACCACTAGGTGGACGAACACCGACGACTACCAGGCGTTCCTTGGCGCTTTGCGCCTCCGTGTCACGGCAACGGAGTCGAATGGCGACTTCGTTCCGACTGCGGACCTCATGCAGTGGTTCAAGCAGTCTGTGCTGACTAGCTACTTCATCGAGATCCAATATCGGATGGACGCGCAGGTAAGCAAGCAGGTGGCGTCCGCGGTGATCAAGCGATCGAACGACGGACAGAGTTATCTGATAGCGAGCGTGGTGAACTCGGCAACGGAATACAAGGTTCTGCTTCAATACGTGCAGAGTGGCGTGCGCACGACACTAGCAGAGTCCAACCTCGGCGGCGGCAACGTCGCCAACGGCTTCCTTCGCATCTCCTACTCCGTGGGCTCAAGCACGTTCACGGCATCGGCTAGGGTCATCCCTGTCGGCGCGACACAGGTCACGGTGACTGGCACGATCAACGAACTACAGGATTCTGCTCTTGGCCAGTTCAGCGCTATCGGGTTGACCCGTGAGGATGAGGACACTGGAGTTCCAGAGATTGAGCAGGTGTTCGGAGGGGTCGCCTGATGGTTCTTGGGATTCGATACCCTGCATCGAACATGATCGCGATCCTGCCCACGTCGTTTGGGCTGGGTAACGACTTCATGGTCTCTGGGGGGATCATCTCAACGACTGCAGGCAGTCTTGCGTACACCTCAGACGCCGGTCGGCTCATCGTCTCCCCGGCACGCTACAGCCAGGTCAGGAAGGTGGTGTTTTGGTGCTCGTTCCGCCATGAGACGAGCGGCGGAAACCTTGCTGCACCGGTCAGGCTTCGCGTTTCCCCATCCTCCACCAGCACGTCGACGATCGCAGGGTTGGACTCCATCTCTCTGCCGGAAGGAACTATCCAGATCACTGCTGGAACAGGTGATCTTTGGGCAGTCGGAAGTCCTGTTGCAGAGGCCGCATTCTACGATTTCATCAACAAAGGCAACTCGATCACGACGATCCAATTCTCAGCCCTGGATACTCCGGGCGCTCAGATGGTGTGGACGGAGTTTGATCGATTTGAGGCTGGCAGCGCTCCGTTCTTCATCGATTGGGATGGGGTCGCTTCTGGTGCTGATCTGGATGAGATGGTCGGGTACCGAGTCGCGGTTGAGCGCACGGATGGTGGGACTTGGCTGGAGGCAGGCACTGGGAACATCAACAACATCCCGATGCTCATTGCATGTGGGATTGCTGTTGTGCAGGCCCCAGCGACTGAGAACAACACGTGCATGCATGTGCCTGTCACTCCGGCCAGGCTTCCGGGTGGAGTGATCATCAGTGGATCGTTCACTCCGGTTAGCTCGAACATTTGGACTTACCAGGCAGATGAGTGGGATGGAGCGACTCTGGAGGTCCGAGTGGTGGTTCGTCAGATCTTCACCACCACTGGCGGAGATTTTACGATCAACATCGTCCACTTGGAGGATGACACCACGAACGAGACGGTTCGATACACGGAGAGGTTGACCAATCTGCAAACCGGATCGTTTACTCTCTACGCAAGGTCCAGTGATTTCTTCTCATCCATTCAGGATGGTGACAACCTTGCGATCCGATTCCGGTCGGAAACCGGTGGGAACCAAGCGATTCCATACGGGTACTTCGAGATCATTCAGAGGAACTGCAATCGCACAGTAGCATTCCACACCGCAGGGCCATCACCTCTCGTCCCGAACGAGTTTCCTGGATCGCCACCTCCACCGGACACCTACCACAAGGCTGAGGGATTGTTCGATCCCCTCTGGTATCAATCGATGCCAGAAGAACGGTTCATTGCGAACCGGTTCATGAGTGGCATCAACCACCGAAGCTCGAACAACGATAGCGAGATCGAGATCAACATCAACGCGATGTTGGATGAGGACGTTTCGTCTTCTGCGTTCAACGCAGTGATTCAGCCGCAGATCAGTTCGACACCGGACGCCACAGTGGCGTTCAAGCTTGCCTACGCGACGCTGACAGCCAATGACCCGATCAACCTGGCTGGCAAGCGGAAGATGACGCAGATATTCGGGGGCCTGTCTTGGACCACTGGAACGACGGACTTGCCGGGGCACGCGACCCTTGCGTACGCGCTAGATCTTCCCAACAGTGAGTTCCTTGATCTAGGACCCCTCTTCGAGACCGGGGCCTTCAACCCAGACGGCTGTGCTTCGACGAGTGCAGGGTTGGGGGACCCCGGCATTTTGGTTATCACGAACGGGTCGACTCTTCCCAAGAAGTTCAACCCGAGAGCCTTTGGTCAGTCAGGAGCGATTGAAGATGCCGGAGTACCGACGCCATTCGAGGGCGAGACACCTAGCTTTGTCGTGGAAAGCTCGGTTGCGTCGCCGACAGGAGGACTCGAAGCAGGATCCTACGTCTACCGATACACCTTCCGAAACTGCTGCACAGGCAAAGAGTCCGACCCCAACCTCGACGACATTGAAGTCGACACCACTGGGGCTTCTCCAGCGGCTAAAGTCACTCTCTCCTTTGCGGGAGTGAGGATTCCGGCTGATGATCAGATCTGTGAGATCTGCATTTACCGCACTGTGGAGAGCGGTGATTTCCCAGTCATGGCGAAGGTTGGTTGCTTTGACCCGGACCTTGCGAGCACGTTCGAAGACACGGTAGCAGATTCCGAACTAGACTTTCTGAATGAAGGTTTGTCGCTCCTGAACGCACCAATGCCGTGCGTTCCGGTCGTTGTGGACTTCCGTAACCGGCTATTCGGAATGGGCGACATTCCCAACTTGACTCCTGCAGGCACAGTATCCGTGGTGTCTGGCAGCGACATCGTGACGGGTGATGGCGCTGTCGTGTGGGACCGTTGTCTGGAGGGCAAGTTCATTCAGCTAGCTGGCGACTGTCGGGCGTACGAAATCTTGCGCGTACTCCCGCCAGTCGCTGGCACTTCTCCTCCTATCGCCAGGCTCAAGCTGGTTGATGAGTATGAGGACGCTTCGGATACGGGGCTCTCCTACACCATCTGCGGTCGACCGAACCGTCTCTATTACAGCGAGCCGTTGGAGCCTGAGTGTTGGCCAGCAGCCAACTTCCTGGACATCGAGCCAGGTGACGGGGATCGGATCATCGGAGCGGTCAGCAACTTCGATAGCTTGGTGATCTGCAAGAGGAACAAGACCTACGTGCTTCGGTTCCGGTCGATTCCAGGCACAGAGGTTATCGTTCCTGCTAGAATCAGCTCGGACATCGGCTGCATCGCACCGAGATCCTTCGCGCAAGTCGAATCAGGTTCGGTTTGGCTGAGTGATAGAGGCCTTGCCCTCTACGACGGTCGCACAGTCAGGCATGTGCCAGAATCGGACCAGATGAACGACTTGTTCATCAACCCTTCCAACCCCAACTATGTTCGGCGTGACCGCAACGGAAGGGTCATCGATGCAGTCGGTGTCTTTTATCCCAAGCGGGAGCAGTACCTGCTCCTCCTACCGACAGTGAAGACTGATCGTGGGGCCAGCCTGATGCTGGTGTGGGATATCAAGCTGAAGAACATCACGCTCCTGGAGTTCTGCCAGGAGTTCCAGTCGATGGTGGTCGGTAAGGACGCTGACGGAAACGAGAGGGTCTATCTTGGCGATACGAACGGGTTCGTATGGATCTACGACGTAGGGGACACGGATGGTGTCGGGTTCCCGAACGCGACGGGGACAGTTCGTGGTTCTGCGACGGCGGCGGGCGAGGATGGTGGTGCTTCCTTCCTGGAGGACTCCGGGGCAGCTTTCCTAAACGGTGGCGTTCCCGGCTTGGCCGGGCTCTCCGGCCTGGAAGGCCTGTCTGGCTCGCTAGACGGAGACGACCTCGGGATGGCAGGCGCCTGCGTCTTCACTCGTCCCGCCAACGCAGCTCTGGATGACCCCTGGACCCAGCGTTTCGTCTACGCCGCTACTGCAACCCGCCTCTACGTGACCCCTCCATGGGCCTCGGAGACGCCTGCGGTGGGCGATGACTACATGATCGGGGCAATCGAGTTCCGATGTGTCTTCAAGCCCAACAATTACGGGACGGACGATCATCTGAAGCGGGACTGGAGCCAGATCCTGGTTCACCGTATCGAGGAGTTTGCCAGTAAGCTACGGGTGGAGATTCGTCCAGACTTCCAGTTGACGGATGATGAGGAGTTGACGGTGATCGATCCGGTGACTCAGGAGACGGGCGAGGGACGCCGCTTTCTCATGGACTACAATCGGGGTCGCCAGACCAGACCGGTCGGGCGGCGTATTTACAATTTCGAGCAGATCGTGATGTCGAACTTCGCTCCAGAGGAGCCCATCGCGGTCATCAACCATTTGTTGCGGGTCACACCGAAGTCAAGCAAATGAGTAGCGACTACAAGAGTAAGGGCAAGGTTCGGAGTGGTGTAGCTGCCACGAAGGGTCAGGCGCTCGTCCTGAACGGGTCACTCAAGATTACCAACGTGGCGGGGACGCCGACGGGTGGAGCGGGGGAGAGTCGGATCAAGGGTGGCACGGCAAGCAAGAACGAGGTTGAGGTCATCAATGGGGCCTTGAAGGTGGTGCTAGTGTAATGGCTGGTGGTGGATCACTCATTATCAAGGGAGGCATTGCCTCCAAGGGCGAGGTCGAGGTCATCAACGGTGCGTTGAAGGTTACGGGGATCTCTGGTGGAGGTGGTGGCGTAGACAACCCGATGACCGCGGATCTCGATGGCGGCGGCTTTGACATTTTCAACATCACCAACCTGAACGTAGGAACCAGCGCGAACACTGAACCAGTTCAGGTGACAACTGGTGGTATCGATGCCTTGATCATCGAGAGCGACGCTACGGTCAACTTTTTGGAGACAGCTGCACCATCCACGGTTTCTGGCATTTTCAATGTTGGTGAGAGAGTCAACGTTGTGCCTACGACGATTCCTGTTGGTGGCAATGCTGTAAACATCGCGGTTGGTAGTCGGACCAACAACGTAGATGGGATTCGAGTGGAGGGGACTGTAGCCAGTGGGGCGCTTTCCTTCTTGTGCCAGAACAGTAGCAATGGAGCAGGATTCGACTCTGCAACGTTTATCTGTCGAGTACTTGGGGCTGTTGGCGATCCGTACACTCAGTACGATGTGAATGGTGGGGGGACGTTTGCTGTTGGTATCGATAATAGCGATAGCGACAAGTTCAAAATCGTTCCTTCCGGGCATCCATCAGCAGCTACAGCAGACTTTGTGATTGACTCGACGGGCCGGGTCGCTGTTGCAACGAATAGTCCAGCTGCGTCTGCTCAGTTTTCTGTCATCAGCACTGATCGGGGTTTCTTGCCTCCGGTGATGACTAACGCGCAGCGCGATGCAATTGCATCTCCTACGAATGGTTTGCAAGCGCACACCTCAGACGAGAGTTCGCTAGAAGTCAGTGACGGCACAGACTGGCTCCGCGTCGGCCCATCAGACTATGGTCAGATCTATACGGAGGGCGGTGCTGGTAGTCAGACGATCACCACGGCTGGCACTTATGAGAAGGTGACTCAGTTTGCGAACAACGGTGAGTCTCGCAACATGACCAACGATCAGGCCAACGACCAGATCACGATCGATAACGTTGGCATGTATCTAGTGACGGTGAACATGTCGTACACGGGAACCAACAACTCAACGATTACTGTCCGGATTCGATGGAATGGTGTGGATCAGACTCAGATCGAGTTCCAGAGGAAGTTGGGAACTGGAACGGATGTTGGGCATTCGGCAGCAACAGGGATTATCGACGTAACTTCCGCGAGCCAGAACTTGGAGGTGTTCTGGACGGCTGATAGCAATGGTGATGCCCTAGGCGTCGTCAATGCTTCACTAGTGGTATCGAGGTTAGCCTGATGGTTGTTACGGATCCTCCACGCATCTGCGGCATCGAGCCGTTCCGTTATCAGTCGGTTCCCCAACCGATGGGCGAGGAGTCCTCGACCAGCAATCAGATCAACGAACAATCCTTGGAGAACTGGGCGAGTAGGGTGCTGGAAGCGCTCTGCTCGGACCTTCAGGAGATCGTGGATGAACTGCAGTCACTCGATAGTCGAGTGACTGCGCTGGAGCCGTAATGAGCACAACTGCAATTCCGCCTCAAAACACCGGCGCCAATCCACCACCTCAGCCTGCGCCGACACAGCCGGCGCAGGCTGCTGCGCAACAGGCGCAAGGCCTCCCCCCTACTGGTCTCCAGCAGCAGATGACGTCTCTCAACAACATGTATGAGAACGTCCAGAACGCGCAGTCTGCTTACGGGGGGATCGGCTACGACGTTCGTTCGCAGCAGTTTCAACAAGCGCAGCTTGGTCAACCTCAGTTGGCGAACCAGCAGACTGGTGGTTCGACCAATTTGGATCAGATGGCCCGCAATTTGGCTCAGCGCTATGGGTTGCCAATCGGGCGCGGTCGATTGGTCGATGAGTCTGGCAACCTGATGATGACGCCGGAGCAGCTGGCCGCTGCTAGCGGTGGTTCCGTCACTTTGGGCGAAGCCGCGGCGAAGATGAACTACATCAGCCAGGCTATCACCAGGCAGCAGAATGAGGCACAGCAGCAGAAGGGTATTGCGGCGCTACAGACAGGCATTGGCCAGGTTCAGAGCAACGCCAGGGGTTCTCTCGCCTCGCTTCAGCAGGGTCTCTACCAAGGCCTTGCGGACATGTACGCGAATCAGGAGTACGAGGCTGCGGACTTCAGCTACTTCATTCAGAAGGAGCAGCTGGACATTGCTCAAGAGTTGCAACGTCGCCAGGAACGGTTGGCGAAGAAGCAGGCTAGGGGGCAGTTCTTGTCCGGCATTGGTATCGGCGTAGCTGGGTTGGCAACAGGCAACGTCGCCATGGCTGCAGGAGGCGCTGCCCAGGCAGGCGGTTCTGCGGCATCAACAGGGTGGTTCTGATGGCTAGAACGAGTAAGACGAAGATTGGCGGTGGAGCAGGTCAGCAGAGCGACCGCATGATGCGTGCGGCTGACTCCGGTAACCAGGCTCGTGAGAGAGCAACAGCGAGGCTCGTTCAGCAACGCCGTGCAGGGACGCTAGATGCTGCAGAGACTGGTCAGCGTGTTACTCGGAACATGATGGCTCATGAGCAGCAGCAAATGCAGCAAGAAGCTCAGCGAGCCCAGGGGGAGCGCCAGGATCGTGCTCAGAAATTCAAGGAGGGAATGGCGACGCGAGAACAGGACTTCCGAGAGCGAGCGGAAGCGGGTCGTCAAGCCCTTGGTCAACAACGTGTTGACATGGAGGCTGCGGCGAGGGGGCTCCAACGTGATCCTTCCTCCACGCCGCAGTCTCCCTTACTTCAACAGCGTCAGGCTGAGCTACAGTCTGAGATGGACAGAGGTAGGCAGCAGACTGGGGGAGGACCCTTGCAGGGTCCTCCCGAGCCTGGAGGACTCCCACCGGATCAGCAAGAGAACTTGCGGCGACAAGCTGAGCAGCCGATGGAGATGGGGGGTGGAGTTAGCCGCCCATTCTCACCTACTCCGGCGGCACAAGAGCAAGCTGCATTTGACAGGCAAGCTAGAGCTGAGAAGTTGGTCAATGAGCGCATGCGTCAAAAGGCGTACACGGCTCAGGTCGCTCAGTCATACGAGAAGGCGAGGTTGCAGCAAGACAAGGAGGCGATGGAGGCGGCTCGCAATCGACTTTTGACTCCGATCAAGCATGAGGCCAATTTGTTCAATCGGTTCATGCAGGGAAAGAACTCCGCGGACGATTGGCGCGCCATGAAGAAGATGGCGAAGGACGCTGATATTGATCCTTCGATGCATGGTGATCTGCAGAATGATCTCAAGCTTCAGAGATGGACTCCTCGTGTTCAGCAGTTCTTGAGAGCCCACATTTCCAAGAAAGGATTGGAGTTTATCCAGGCGACAGGCACGTTGCCGGGGGATGAGGTGGATCGCACATCTCCGATGATGCAGGAGTTCGAACAGGCATCCAACATGGTCAACGACACTATGCGAATCCTAGATTCGACTCCAGCAGGGTTGATGGGGATGAGTATGTCGCAGTGGATGGGTATCGATTCCATTCAGGCCAAGAACATCTTCATCAATCGGATGGCCGCCCGAATGGTTTTGGAGGGCCAGGGTCCTGGTGGACCGTTTGGTGGGATGCCCGCAGCACAGAGTCAGGCTGCTCAATCTCAGTACGATTTTCGTCAGGGGATGGATGAACAAGGTCAACCAGTGACAGATCAGATTGCCCAGCGACGAATGACGCCTGAAGAGGAAGAGCAGTCCAAGTACCTTGCTGGATCCGCAGAGTCTCGTCGGCAGCAACAGAACCAGTGGAGGCGAGAGGATGTCCGATCTGAGCTTGAGCGGCGGCGCGCCGAGAACTGAGCCGGAGATTCAGGGCCCCCCAGAGGCGCCGCAACAGCAAGCGCCGCAATTGACGGCTGGATCCCTAGGGGACTATATCGAGGCTCAAAGCATTTCTCAAGAGCTTCAAGCGGCCACCCAGTCAGGCAATTGGCGAGCCCGCAATCGAGCTCTCCAGCAGCAGCGAATGCAGGCGGGAATGGCGTCAGTACAAGCGTTGATGCAGGGAGGAGATCCGTCCAGGGAGACGCGTCCGATCGGATCGATGGTCGATCCAATGGTGGAGATGGAGCGCCGCTTCATCCACATGTGGCAGAAGGAGCAGAAGTTTGCCGAGGTCATGGAGGCGGAGGGTCTAGAGGACATCAAGGGCTTCATGAACGAGGTTGCTGACCTCTACAGAGAGCGCAACGAAGCGAAGTTCGACGCCAACGATTCAACGCAGTTAGAGCCGATCACGGTTGATCCGAACAGGGTTGCGGACATCCGGCAAATGGCGACCAAGATCGATCAGGCCATGAAGGCTATCGATCCACAGGCTTCTGTGTTCACGCATCCAAAGACTAGGAAGTACATGGAGTGGTTGAACCGGGAGGCGCAAGGCGGTGGTGTCGGCTACCTAGCCAGTGGTGAGCAGGAGTTGGACTACGGCGTGGTTGGCAACGCCCTTACTCCGGTACGAGAGTTGGTAGAAGGGGCCACGGAGTTTCCGATCAACCTAGTGGAGGGTGTGTGGGACTTGGCTGACCGCGGTGCACGCGCACTCGGCGGCCCATCCCTTGGCTTCCCCGCTAGCAACTACATGGTTGGTCCGAACGGGGAGATCTGGCACAACGGTGGGAAGACTCCAGGCTTCTACCAGCGTATGTCGATGATGATGGCTGCGGCGACTGGGGAGAACGTCAACGTTGCGGCCAGGGAGATGGGGCGCGCCCAGGAGCTGGAGGTAGCCAACCGCAACGGGTTCCAGAACGTGGTATTCGGGGCCAGTCGCATCGCAGGCATGGGGTTTGGATTTGGCTTGCCTGCGGGAGCATCGATGAGCATCGGTGCGAAGTTAGGTGGCCAACTTACTTCTAAAGGCCTTGGCTATCTTGGTAGCCTTGGCATGAAGGGAACTGCTGGCGCGGCTAGGGCCAAGAAGATCACTAGGATCCTTGGTGGCACTGTTGGTGCCGCAGCTGCTAACGGAGCAATGGAGGCGATTGCTTTCGGTCGCCATGAAGGGTTCGCGAAGTCCTACATGCACGGCATGGCGCTAGGCCCGGTGTTGATGGGCATCGGCGCGATGGGTCGTGGCACGGAGCGCTACCTCCGCAACTGGAAGAAGATGCCGAAGCGGTTGGCAGCTACGGTCGGTGCAGGTGTCGAGGGTCTAGGGTTTGGCACCTTGGAAGCCGCGGAGATGGGGGTGCTCTGGGACTTCCTCAAGGATCCCAATGAGACCACCTTCCAGACCTACATGAAGAACGTTGTGGGGATGATGCTCTTCAAGAACATGGGCCGGATGCCTCAGGATACCCCAGGGCAAATGGCTCTGGACCAGGTCCTTGGTGGGCGTCAGCGTCAGGAGTTTGCGGAGCGTGTAGCCAGGGATGAGGTGACAGCTGAAGAGTTGATGCGCACCCCGGCCGAGGACCTCAACCTTCTTCGTGAGGTGGGCGAAGCTTCGCAGGCGACCAGGCGAGCGCAGACGCCTGCTGAGGCGCAGCAGGCTCAGCAGCGGATGCGTGACGCTGAGTCACGGTTGGACGTTCAGGAGCTTGGCTTGGAGAACCAGGCTCAGAAGGAGGTCGAAGCCTTCGCAGAGCGTGGAGAGATCCCCAAGGGTGAGTGGACTCAGGAGCGACTTGACGCGGTGTCAAGTCGGTACAAGGAGCTACAGGAGCGGGCCAAGCCTCCAGAGAAGGCGCCTGAGTGGACTCAGGAACGGGTCGATGAGATCCGAACTCGGTTCGAAGGGGTCAAGGAACGGGCCAGCGAGCTGTCTAAGGCTCTGGGCAAGGATGCAGAACCCTGGACCCAGGACAGACTTAGGGAAATTGATGCCGCCTACAAGGAGCTGACCGAGAACATAGGTAGGGATCGTTCTCAACGGGGTCAGGAGTGGACCCAGGAAAAGATGGCAGAGATCGATCGGGCCTACCGGGAGATCTACGACAAGGCCAGGGAGCGACGGGTTCATCCGCAACTAAGTCGAGAGCAGCTCATTGAGAGGGCCCGTGAGAGGGCTCAGAAGGCCAAAACTCCGGAGGCCCGTCAGGAGGCCATTGCCGAGATTCGTCGTCTGGAGGGGCAAGCAGAGGGCGCCAAGGAGATCGCTCCAGGCTTGAAGCTAGAGATCCGGGAGTCCGAGGGCCAAGTGGGGGCTAGTGAGTGGTTGATCAAGAATGCCGAGGGGGAGGTGATCGGCTCCGGATCGTTCCAGTCGAAGGGCGGCAAGGCAGACATTTGGGGTGCTGAGATTGCGGAGCAGCATCGAGGTAAGGGGTTATATAGCAAAGTCTTGCAGGAGTTATCTGCGCGACACCCGGAGGGTTTGGATTCCCCCGGGGATCGATCTCCGTCAGCCCAGCGAGCTGCTGAGAGGGCTGGATTGGACATCGGTGAGGGTGGCTTGGCCATGCCCAAGCCAGGCCGCACAGGGGCCGGCCAGCAGCGTCGTCTACGCACCAAGAAGGAGGCTACTGGGGAGGTCGAGGAGGAGCTGCGGGCTCCCGAGATGCCTCAGAGCAGTCGCGATGTAGAGATCTTCCCTACAGAGGGTAGGGAAGGCGTAGAACCTGTCCGGTTATCGGACATCTTCAGCGAGATGGAGGGGCGCCCAGGCCGGGCAGGTGTTCGGATTCCGTTCACTGCCAAGAGAGTGGGCGCTAAACCAGGGGATCCTGTACGCACCACCCTTAGAAGGGGTCGGACCGGTGGTCCAGCTGGTGTCTACCGGGTTTACGAGAACCTGGCCCGTACGGAGTCCGGACTGGACTTGATCACCGGTGCCCATGAGTGGTCCCATGCGATGCACCGCAAAGTTCTCGGAGAGCTAGGCCAACGCTTTGGCGAGGCTTCCGAGGCCCAGATGCGGGCAGCGATGGAGAGGGATCCTCGTATCGCTGAGGAGGTGTCCAGAATCCTTGCAGAGTACGAGGGTGCAGAAAGTCTACGCCCTGGTCGTCAGTGGCAGGAGACGTGGTCCGAGTGGCATGCTCGCAACATTCTTGGTGACGCCACCCTAGATACTCAGTACCCAGCTATCAGCCAGTTCATGCGGAGTTGGTTGGCTGAGCCATCCCAGGCTTCCTTGCGTCAGCAGTATCAGCGCATCCAAGGGATGGCTCAGCGTTTCATCGACTCCGGTGGCCCGGCACGTGTGCGTCAGGTTGTTGGGGAGCAGCCCAGAGACAAGGGTGTTCTTGAGTCCGCGGATCGCCTGCTCCTAGACGAGATGGCAGAGGTGATCCGTTTGGAGAAGGAGGTAATGGAGAAGTCGGGTATCGACCCGGCTGACGTGGAGATCACAGAGAGGCCATCACGGGTCTACCACGCTCGCAATCTCACTGCGAACCAGACTGCCAACCGGTTCATCATGCAGGGGATCAAGACTCCTGAAGGTGTTACTGTTCCAGGGCTCGCGGAGGTTCTCGGGTCGGTTAGGGGGCGCGAGCTAGACCTACGTGACTTTATGATTGCGCAGCGCGCCCTGGCCGAGCACGCCAAGGGGAGAGAAGTTCCAGGGGGACTTCCCCCACAGGACTACCTTGCCACAGTCCGTAAGTACTCGGATATGCAGGAGCCTGCGCAGCGCGTCAAGGACTGGATGGATGCGTTGGTCGATTGGGTAGCCGAGGAGGGCAACCTATCCAGGGAGAGTGCGCAGAACATCAAGGATGCCTACGCATTCTACGTTCCCTTCTTCCGTGTCATGGAGGGTGGCAGAGGTCCAGGTGGCACTCGCAGGACTGCTGAGGCAGGTACAGGCATCGGTCGCGCCAAGGGTAGCACGCTAGAGATCCAGGATCCCCTTGTCGCCATGCAGGGCCTCGCCGCTTCGATGATCAATCGAGCGCGGCAGAACGAGGTGATGGGAGCGCTCTACACATTCGCTGCGCGCCATGAGGGTGGTGGTTTGGCAACGATCGTTCCGAAAAAGAATGTGCCAAGCGATCATCCGATGATGGAGATCCTCAACGCCATCGAGAGAGGTGTTGAGCTACCGGGTGATAGGCAACACGAGTTTGAGACCCTCCTGTCCTCTTTGCGCGACATTGGGGAGCTGAACGAACAAACCGTCACGCTTTTCACCCAGAAAACGATGACGGCAGGGGAGAACAACATCGTTGCCTACACTCCCCGATTGACGCCTGAGGAGATCAAGCGGATTGCCAGGGACCCTGCCCATGAGCGCCTCCTCCAAGAACAGCAAGGCAAGACGCAGTGGTTAGAGGTTCCCACCGAGGTCTACAACGCCTTGATGGCGATCGATAAGCCTCCCTC